GACGTGAGCCATATAATACTTGTCGGTCTGATTACTTAAGATTAACCGACCTTCGCCGCCGTCGAGCCACGTTTTTACCTCGTCTGCTTTGCTGACCACGTCTTCATTCAGGAATCCGCACTTAATGGGGATAAGTACATCATTATACGTTTCGTCATCTACCTTGAGACTTCCACTTCGTCCCGGGACTTCGATATAATCAACGTTCCTCTGCGGCTTAGGGATGGGAGGCCGCTTCTCAACTAAAATTCCATAGTCAAGATAGCTGTCCTTCCCGAGAAAATTAAAGCTATACAATTACCCCCCTCCTTTTGCCGCTGCTGTCTGTTGCCAAAAAAATCCAAGCTTATTATTCAGTTGCTGGATGTCTATATCGTTTGCTATTACAAGTTTTTCAACGTGTAACAACGTTCCTATTGAGTTGCCTATAGATTCGCCAATCTTATTATTCGGGATAACTTGGCTACCCCTTGGGAGGTTAACAATTTCTGGACCTTTTTCCCCTACCCACGTCAGGCCGCCGCGCCAAAAATCAGTCCCTTCGGCATTATTACCTAGCCTTTCATCCATTGTTGTAGCGCTAGATACATTTTTGTAATGGGTTGTGATTGTTTTTTCCTCAGCCGGTTCATCATTCCATTTGTTCAGCCAATCCCACGCCTCTTTAATTGCACCGGTGACGGCGTCCCATTTACCAGTAACCGTAATTAGTATACCGATCAATCCCACTATAGCTAAAACTGTAAGCCCTATCGGATTTGCGGTAAGAGCAGCATTGAATAACCATGTGGCTGCCGTGGATCCTCCTATGGCTATTTTTTGTATTCCCAATGCTATAGTCATGGCATCTGTGGCAATTGTTGAAGCGATGACGTAGCCCTTGTGAACAACCCAAGCAGCTCCCAAAAATCCAACTACTTTTATGAGTGTTTCGCCATTATCTTTGACAAAGATAATGACTTCAGATGCGCGTTCCATGGCATCCTCTATGGTTTCCTTTATCTCCGGCATATGGATTGTGATCCATCCAGCGAACTCATTCATTTTAGGCATTATTTTTTCGCCCAAAGGAAGGAGTATCCCAGTTTCTAGGTTGCGCTTTATCCCTTCTGTGGCCTCGCCGAAGGTATTGTACTTAACCTCATTTATCTTCGCAAGAGCGTCTACCGACTTACTAATTTCGCCCTGAGTCTTAACTAAGGCTTCTACACCCTTAACGCCAAGATCCTCCCATTGGGTACCAAAAAGCGCAACTCCTGCGGCATTCTGTGCTACGGGATCTTTCAAAGCAAAGAGAGCTTGAGCAGTTTTGTCGAGAGCAGTTTTTGCAGTATCTCCTCCAGCAGCAAAGGCCTTGGTCATATTAGCTGCATCAAGCCCCAGGGCCTTAAAACCATCTGCTGAAGTTTTGCTTCCGTCTTTACTACGAATGCCAAACTCTTTTACAGCGTCACCAAGCTTATCGATGGAGAATGCTCCACTTGCTGCACCGTTTTTAAGCATGTTGAACATTTCGTCCGCGCCTAACCCTAGTTGCTGGAAGTGGACCGAATATTCGTTGATTGAATCCAGGAGGTCGCCATTCTTGTCGAGGCCCTGCTGTGCCCCCTGAGCAATAAGGTTAAATGCCTCATCCCCCGACATCCCGAATTGATCCATGAGCATCTTGGCCGAACGTGTTGATTCATTTACTTCAAATTCAAACGTGTCACGTAGCGCAAGAGCGTTCTCTGTCATGCCCTCAAGGGCATCACCAGATAGACCAGTTTGTTTCCCGACTTCAGAGATTGCCGCACCAATATCCTCGAAATTTTCCCCGAAGTTATCATTATAAATAGCGAGCATAGTATCTTTCATGCCGACCATCGCTTCATCGGTAGCACCTGTTGAGGCCTGTACGCCGTTAAGAGACTTTTGTAGATCGTCCGTTAGGCTAACCGCAAGGCCTCCGACCGCTATTGCCGCTGAACCCATGGCCATCGCTATTCCTGCGCCGACCTTGGCGGCTGAACCGATCATTTCGCCGAATGTTTTTGTTGTGCCTCTAGCTCTGTTTTCGGTGTTGTCGATAGCCTGATTAGCTCTATCGTTGTCGATCAATATACTGCCAAACAACTTGAATATTTCCGTTTTACTCACCGCCCTTTCCCAATGGCATAAGAAAAACACCCCTCTTGCTGAAGGATGTTTGTATCGTGTCATTATTTCTTTTCAATTGTCGCTTTCCACTTGGTTGTGGCTTCTGTAATCTGACTTAGATTATAAGTTCCAGCCTTGACACGTATAGGGGATGAGTCTTTAGTGATGCCCTTAACGTCTATCAGCATTTTAACCGACTTTCCTTTTTCATTATCAATAAAGAGGGATAGCGAACCGTCTTCAGTATATGTTTCCCAGTTTATGCGATACTCGAATCCATCCTCGATTGTAAAATTCTCTGTGTTTTTCTTCCCAGTTGCCGTCCACGATCCAACTTCAACCCATTTCTTTTCAACAACAGGAGCAGGGGCTTGGGTGACAGGAGGCGCAACCACAGTCGGTTCCTTCAGCGGCACAACAGTCTTAGCCCCACAGCCAACTAATACAAGCATAAGGACAGCCAGTAAACCTATAAGTCTTTTCATTTCCTCAACTCTTTCTTACATATTTTGCTTTATTATACACATGTAAGAGGCTTATTGGCTATTCCTTTTATGCTGCTCAACGATTTTTAACATTTCATCCAATATTTCCTCTTTTGATTTCTCTGAGACCTTGACACCAGGCTTAAGCAATGCCTTTTTGTAATCACCGAAGTTAATAAACTTAGTATGACCTAATTCCATGTAAGGGCACAACCTAACCCATCTGTCCCAAATTCGGGATTCTTGCTCTTGTTCTACTGCTTTGATTAGTAGTTTCGTGATATGTTTTAATTTTCTTTTGCTGAATGTGGCAATTCCATATTGGCTATACAGTAGGTTTAAGCTTCTTTCGTATCCGACCGTATAGCAGACTTGAAAAAACTCATTGCTTCCTTGTCGGTAAAAATTTCCTTGAGAGATTTTGCAGTTACTAAGAAATTCTGTGCCTTAATTTCCTCGACCGTCTTATCCTGAGAAATGGCAACAATTTCGAAGACTTCATTCTTAACTTTTGCCGAGTTTTTCAGAACGAACTTAAACAAGTTAATACCAACTGTCATTTCATCTAGCTTTTTGCCTTTGTTTTCTTCGGCAATAGTCTTCCGATAACTGTCGCCGTCTAATTTTTCATAAAGCTCAACTACCATCGGGAGCATGTCAAAGGCTTGTTCTGTGGTTAACATATGTATTCCTCCTAAAGTGTGGGCGAGGTTTCCCCCGCCTTTTTATTACGCGGTCGTAAAGTTAACAATTTTTGGAGCCATCTTGTTACCTGCCAAATCACGGACATTGGTAATAAACCAGATATAAGCGGTAGCCGCCGAAAGGTCTGCAGTTGGATTGAATGCCGCTACTTTGGTAGCCGCCGCGTAGGTCAATACTCCTGCAACCACTGTCCCGTCTGCTTTAGCGAGGACGAAGTTGTCATTATTGATATCCCCTGCCTTAACGTCCTCAGAGAACGTTGCTGTCAGGTTAGCACTCACGACTACTGCTATCGCGGCATCAGTCGGCACCGTAATTACTGTCGGTATGGTCACATCGCCGCCAATGTTCGCCACATCCTCGATCTTAAAAAGGTCCTTAGTGTCATCAAAGGCATCCCAATGCGCTGTGAGCTCTAGGCCTATTTCTGCCTCACCCTTCGGCTTAGCTGCCAGAGTAAAGTCGCTTTCTGACATAGCGTTATAGAGAGTGATCTTTTTGTATTGACCGTTCATCAGCTTTGCAAACATAGTTATGTTTTCAAGATAAGAACCGTCCGGGATACCGCCAATGTTTGTTGTCTTGGCGATGATTGTTCCCGCTGCCGTGTCATACGTTGCCCATGGCATGGCGATTGCGAGGGTTTCTATGCTTGTATCTAGGACTATCACACTAAGGATTGCGATTATGTCCTCCAATACTTGCATACCTTTACTTTTTCCATTTCCTCCGTCGTATTCGATGTCGCGAAGTTTTGCGGTAACTTTGAAGGATCCACCACCACGGGTCGGACCTAGTCTGCGTTCTCCCGCCACCCCGTAATTCGCGAAAACAATTCCGTAGTCGACTTGGACGTTTTCTAACTGGGTTTCTGTGATTGACAAATTAATCACTCTCCTTGTTTATAATAAACAGTTACGATATACCGTAATTGTCTGCGTTGAATATGGATTTCGGGATCCGGCGGGCTTAACCTGGACGGGGTATTCGCACTGATAGAGACATACAAAGCCTCGTCCCCGAATCGAAATCTTTTTAGTTCCTTATGGACGGCATTCGTTATTTGCTCGATCCCGGTTATGTCCGTTCCCTTGTCATCCCAAATATCTATTTCTAAAAGATTTAAATCGGAAAGATCACCATCGCAGAAATCGTTTGGCAAAACGCTGGGGAATCGGATCTCAGTATATGGGTAAACCTTTTTCTCTTTCTCGGGGTAATGGTCAACATAACACGAACAGATCGGCTCGATCTTGGAATTAATTAAGGCGTATAATTCTAACATCACCCACCACCTAGCCTTGACCTGTAAATACTTTCTGCTACGTTTACGATCTTAGGTATAGCGTTCAGTGTGCCGGGTTCCAGGTATGGGTTGGCTTTCTGTCTTGAACTACCTTTTTCCACCCACAAGCCGTAGGGAGCAGCCACCGTAACTCCGATCTCAACGCCTTTATCCTCGGGCATGACCTCGCTTGCAATGCTTCGCCTGAGATTACCCGGGGATGCTGTGCCAACGCCTACCGGAGTAACGGACTGCACCTCTGCTACGGCTAGAACGCCGATGCCTTGGCATAGTTCATGCCTACAAGACTCTAACACCGCGAGAACGGCATCTCTGTTGCTCGTGAACTGCACTGTCATGCTGTCACCTCAAATGTGAATGCTTCGAGATAATCCCACTCAACAAGCTTCTTCACCTCATGCTTTTGTGTACCAATTTGGAGCACAGTACCAATTTTAATGTCAGTGAAATCATCAATAAAAAAACGCTTAGTCACCGCAATATTATAGCCATACGTTTTCAGAAGAAGCTCCTGGCTGAAGGGTTGCACATCACACATAATATCTTTTACCCAGGCCAAAACTCCCGGGATCGTTATCCCGTTTACTTTTGTACTCGGTCCACGGTTATACACACCAACGGTATAATCATTAAACACATAATCACCTCATCACCTCATCTTTATGGATGGTTTTGGCAATAGCGCTTTTACGTCCTGGGTAATAGTGAAGGTTGAACCATCAGAGAAGGAGGTAAATGTTTTATAAGAGACACTCCTCGAACCCTGCGATTCGCTTTGAATATTCTCTTTCCCTTTTACAGAGAATGCATTATAAGTGAGCTGTATCACAGCATCAGCAAAGTTTTCTTCGATATATGCCGCATCATAATTGGCGTTGTTGAGGTAGTTCTTAACTACTGTGACAGCTCGACTCTTCAAGATAGTTAGCGCGGCATCAATAGAGGAGTCAGATTCCTTACTGAGTAATACCTTTACATCTTCCAGTATAGGCATTACTTACCACCTTTGCTTTTTGCCGGTTCTTTTTTGGCTTTGGGCTCTGGCTCTGGCTCTGGCTCTGGCTCTGGCTCTGGCTCTGGCTCTGGCTCTGGCTCTGGCTCTGGCTCTGGCTCTGGCTCTGGCTCTGGCTCTGGCTCTGGCTCTGGCT